CAACTCTTACAACCATCTTAACTGTCCCTGCTGGTTATAAAGCAAACGTAAGCACTTTGTTTATTAGTAATGCTACCGGAAACAACAAGCACTTTACAATCTATTGGCAACACGCTCACGATATTACACATAAGGTATATATTGTTACTGAAGCTATCGTAGCGCCTAATAGTTATATCCAATACACAGATAGTTTGGTTATGCAAGCAGGAGACTCTTTACACTTTAACTCAGAAGCCGGTTCAGAGCCTTCTGTTATTGCCTCGTTTGACCTATATAAAGAAACCCCTATAGCCTTTTTTGGCAACGAATAATGCTTGACATTTTAGCACAACTGTGGTATAATAGCAACAAAGGAACTTAAATGACATACTTAGAACTTGTTAATGCAGTGATGCGCCGTATAAGAGAAAGTGAAGTTGATTCAGTGCAAGGCGCTGGTAACACAAACTCTTATGCCCGTCTCATTGGTGACTTTGTTAATGATGCAAAGAACGAAGTTGAGAACTCTTGGAACTGGAGTGCCCTACGCTCTACGTTAACATTAACTACCACCGCCGGTATCTTTAACTACGAGTTGAATGGTGCTCAGAATAACTTTGCTGTATTAGACATCTACAATGATACTAGCAATTTTGAGATGCAGTATAAGGATAGTAAGTGGTTTAACCGCGAGTTCTTAATGGCAACACCACAGACAGGCGCTCCTTACTACTACAACTTTAACGGTGTATCAACCGACAGAGATACGCAGGTAGACATCTACCCAATCCCTGACGCTGTATATGACCTCCGCTTTAACTTGTCATTACGTAACCTACCTCTTGACGCTGATGCCGATACCACTGTTCTTCCTACCCGTCCTATCATATTGTTAGCGACAGCAATGGCGATTGAAGAGCGTGGTGAAGATGGTGGTAAGCAAAGCATCAATGCCTACGCTGCAAGTCAAAGTTCCTTAGCGGATGAAATCTCTTATGATGCCGCTCGCCACCCTGAAGATGTTATTTGGTATAGTGTATGAAAGAACTCCAATCTCTATCCGTTGTTTCTCCCGGCTTCTTTGGGTTAAACACACAAGAGAGTGGTATTACGTTGTCCCCTAACTTTGCTCAACTGACCGACAATGTTGTTATAGACAAGTTTGGTCGGTTAGGCTCACGTAAGGGTTGGGCAATGAAGACAACCACAGGTGTAGATACCCTTGCCGGTGCTACTGTTGACTTTATGATGGAGCATGTGAACGCTGATAACTCTTCTGTTATCTTGTCCGGCTCTGTTAATAAGATATTTAAAGATGGTGTTGATGCCGTACTGACAGACGTAACACCAGCAGGGTACACGATATCCGCTGATGGATGGAAGGGTGCTTCACTTAACGATAAGTCAATGTTGTGTCAAGTAGGTCACGAGCCTCTAATCTACTCAGAGGCAGCGTCACCAGCCACAAAGACCTTAGCAGTCCACACAAGCACAACAGCCTCCTTTGGTACTAGCTACCCTCGTGATGTTATAGCCGCTTACGGTCGGTTCTGGGCGCATGACGGTAAAACAATCTACTGGTCTACGGACATAGCAGACACAGCATTTCCAGCCTTTGCAGCGGGGTCTAGCGGCTCTTTAAACATAGCCTCTGTACTACCTAACAACGTTGACACTATAGTCGCTCTAGCCTCTCACAATGGCTTCTTAATCATCTTCTGTGAGGATAACATTGTTATCTATAAAGGTGCAGAGAATGTCTTAGATGCCTTTTCCCTTAGTGATGTTATAACAGGTGTTGGTTGCGTTGCTCGTGACTCGTTAGCCTACACTGGTGGTGACCTCATCTTCTTGAGCGACACTGGTGTTCGTAGCTTAGGTCGTGTTATTCAAGAGAAGTCATTGCCTATGCGTGACTTGACTAAGAATGTGCGTGATGACCTCTTAAAAGACATAACACAAGAGCGTGTAACCAATAGCGGCTTGAGTAAAGTTAAAGCTGTTTACTCTGAGATATACGCATTCTATCTTATATCTTTCCCTGCAACGTCTACAATCTATTGTTTAGATATGCGCCAGCCATTAGAAGATGGTAGTGCTCGTATAACTCAATGGAATGCATATCAAGCAACTTCTCTACTGCGTATGCGTGATCGTAGGTTATTGGTAGGTAAGACTAACGGGATTGGATTGTATTCAGGCAACTCGGACAACGGCTCTAGTTTCCGACTACGTTACTTCTCTCACTACTTGGACATGCAAAGTCCTACACAACTGAAGATACTAAAGCAGATAAAGGCAACAGTTATTGGCGGTAGTAATCAATCCTTTATTATTAAGGCTGGTTTCGACTTCTCCGCTGCTACACGCTCTTATCCCTTCACCATCATTGACAGTGCAGTTGCTGAGTTTGGGATTGCTGAGTACGGCATCTCTGAGTATTCATTCGGTATTAACCTTGACTCTATTAAGAGTAGTGTAGGTGGTAGTGGTAATGTAATTCAGATTGGATTTGAGGCTGATGTTAACGGAAGTGAATTGTCCGTACAGAAGCTAGATATATTTGTTAAAACAGGAAGGACGAGTTAATGTCTAACTATTCAAAGAGTACAGACTTCGCGGCTAAGGATGATTTGTTAACCGGTAATGCCAATAAGATTATTAAAGGCACCGAGATTAACGATGAGTTTGACGCTATACTAACAGCAGTTAACAGTAAAGCTAACTCTAACAATGCAGCGCTGACGGGTACACCTGCTGCGCCTACAGCGGTTGCTAACACTGAGACTACACAGATAGCCACTACAGCCTTTGTTAAGGTTGCTAGAGAGGCATTATACCCCGTAGGCTCTATCTACACCAACGCAACAGTAGCAACTAACCCCAGCACATTACTGGGCTTTGGTACATGGACAGCTTTTGGGGCTAGTCGTGTAATGGTCGGCTTTGATGCCAGTAACGCAGCTTATGACACACTAGGCGAAACAGGTGCTATCACCGCCGCTAGTGGTGCTACTTCAATTCTCACATATGTCACTGTATATATGTGGAAACGTACAGTTTAAGGATTTATTATGAGTATGTTTGATTTTGCTAACTTAGCTGCTAATGTCTTTGGTGGGATGGCTGCTAGAGACGCTGGTCGAGATTCAGCAGCGGCGAATGCAGCGGCGGGACAACAAGCGGCAGCGGCTGCTGAGTTTAAACCCTATTCTATCACCTCTGGGTTTGGTACTGGTTATTTTGACACAGAGAATAATAGGGCAGGTTACGATATTGACCCTGTTCTAAAGGCTTTCCGTGACCAGTCATATGGGGGAGCTGCTGACTTCATGGGGCAAATTACCGCTGACCCTACACAAGCCGCACAGAACTACTATAACCAACAACAAGGTATTATGGCTGGTGGGCGTGAGGCTGAAGACATCGCCCTACGTCAGAATCAATTACAGAGTGGTCGTATTGGCTTAGGCTTATCGTCCAACGCTATGGGTGGCGGTGGCCCTGCTGGGATGGGTGGCGGGTATGTTAACCCAGATCAGTTCCAGCAACAGATGGCACGTAACATGGCAGACCAACAGTTGGCAGGTCAATCTACACAGTTGGCTCAAGCTGATATGGATAGAAATGTTGCTCGTGGTCAAGGTATGTTACAGACTGCTACTGGCTTAGAAAACATGGCAATGCAACCTCTGACAATTGGTGCGGATATTGGTAATAGAGCAGCGGTGGCTGGTGCTAATCAAGGTTCTTCATTGTTAGCTGGTGGTCAAGCGGCGGCTAATGCTAACTTCGCTGGTGGTTTAGGTATGTCAGGTATGTTCCAGAATATAGGCCAAGGTTTCGGTAACTATGGTGCTTATGGTAACACAGGCGCTCGTCCAATCAAATAAGGGGTAATAATGGCTAGTAATCTTTCAGGCTTATTCGGAGGTATGACCAAATCTCCAGAACAATATAGACAAGAATCTATTCAAGGTATGCGTGTATCACCGGCGCAAATGGGGCAACAGAGTTTGAACCAACAGTTGATTTCACAGATGTCTAATGTGGGCGCTAACATTGGTTCGTTGGCGGGTGGTATGATGGGCGGACAGACGCAACAGCAAGGAGATGACCAACGTGTTCAAGGGGTAATGCAAGGTTTGGATTTAACAAACCCTGAGAGTATAAGAGCGTCTTCTAAGCAGTTGTCAGATATGGGCTACACACAACAGGCTCAAGCTTTGGTGCAACAGGCTAATGAAGTCCAGCAGAAGAATTACGATATGGGTGTGATCTCAAATGCTCAGAAGTTACAACAAGCTATAACAGACATTCCAACAGACGCTACATATGAGCAACGCGCCTCCCAAGAAAAAGCTGCTATTAGAAAATTCGGAACAAACGCTCAAAAGGTTGCAATAACAGCCCAAGAAGGTACGGATAGTAAAGAGAAGAGTGCCGTTACAAACAGAGGTAAAGCACTTAAAACTGTGTTTGGTGATAATATGGATATAGAATCAGTTAATTCTATTGCTGTAAACGCTGGGCTGTTTGATAAAGTGATGGAAGATAGATTAAAATATCGTGATTTACCAACTGAAATTGTTACTAGTGCTGAAGGTGTCCGTTTAATAAACAGTAACACAGGCGCGGTGATTCAAAATTATGGGTTACCTCCAAAAGCAGCGAGCACCGAGGTTACAGTTACTACAGGTGACACAGGAATAGCAGCTTATGCAAAAAAGGTAGGTACTCAAGTAGCTAATAAAGATGTTAATTTAGTTATTTCTGCTGAAAAAGCACATAAGAACATGAATAAACTAGAAGAGACACTTACTTTACTTAAAAACTCTCCAAATCTACGCACAGGGATGGCAGCAGAATTACTTAAAAACGTTGACCGTGCTAAGGCTCAGTTCTTAAATGATAAAAAAGCAGGTATGCGAGTCACAGATACTGAATATTTGCAGTCTTTAACAGGCAAAGAAGTATTTCCTATGATTGGAGAACTAGGTATCGGTGCTAGAGGTATTGACACACCCGCTGAAAAAGAATTCTTGTTAGATGTCTTTACAGGCCGTATTCAACTGAGTAAAGAAACTCTAATTAGAATGGCAGAAAATCGTAAAAGCAATTTAGTAGATACTGTTACAGACTACAATGAGAAAGTTAATAGTGGTTATTATAACTCGTATGAAGAATCATTAAACCGCAAACTTCCTCTTCTTCCACTAGCAACTCCAACTGGAAATAACAACTTGGTTTATACTGACCCTGCTAAAGAAGCAATGTATCAAGAGTTTAAGTCTAAGAAAAGGAAATAACTAATGACTGAAGAAGAAGAATTTGAGTTTAGGTTGCGCTTAGAGCAGGAGCAAGGGCAAGATAGAAAGGAAGATAAAACAACCCCTCTACCAAGGGCAGAATCTTCGATTGAATCTGGCTTTTTAATGGGGTTGAAAGACCCTATAAGCGGAGGTGCTCAATTACTGCCAAGAGGACTTGAGCAGTTAACATCAGGGTTTGGTTACGCCCCTAATACTGTAAGCGACTTCTTTGGGAGTGAAGCGGCGCGTGTAGATCAAATGGTAAAAGCAGAAGAGGCTTCTTACCGACAGGCTAGGGAACAAAGCGGTGAAGAAGGCTTTGATGTAGCACGTCTAGCAGGTAATGTTATAAACCCAGCTAACTTAGCTGTAGGCGCTCGTGCCGCTCAAGTATTAAAAGGAGCCCCTACAGCAGTACAAGCTATTGGTACAGGTATGGCTACAGGGGCACTTCAGCCTATTACAAATACTGAAGACTTTGGTACAGATAAAGCTATACAAACTGGTTTAGCTGGTGCTGGGGGTGTTGTTGCTTCTAAACTAACGCAAGTGGCTGGTCGTATCTTAAACCCCTTAGTGTCAAAAGCAGAGAAGACAATGCGTGAGTTAGGTGTTACGTTAACTCCCGGACAACTGCTAGGGAAAGGGTCTAAAACTATTGAGGAGTTTGCTGAGAACATTCCATTAATTGGTAGTTATATTAGTAATGCTAAAGAAAGACAACTATTCCAGTTTAACAAAGGTGTTATTAATCGCACACTGAGAAAGCTGGACGATGAGTTGCCAGAAGATGTTATAGGGCGGGATGCTATTGAACATGTTAACACGGTGGTAGATTCACAATACGCCACTATATTATCTAAAATATCACTACAATATGACAGGGTATTAGCTGGAAAGATTGGCTCTGTTATCCCACAATCTAAAGTAGCGTCAGCGGCAGGTAAACAAGAGTTAGCAGACCAGTTGGACAATCTAATCTACTCTAAGATACCAGTGGATAAGAATGTTAACGCAACAGTATCTGGTGAGACATTCAAAGAAATAGAATCAGATATTAATAAGCAGATAATGATATATGGCAGGTCACTATCTCCTACAGATAGTAACATTGCTAATTCTTTGCGAGATGCCTTAAAGGTCTTACGGACAGAATTAAGCTCCCAGAATCCTACACAAGCTGTAAAGTTAAATAAAATTAATAGCGTGTATGGAGATATTGTTGTTATGCGTACAGCAGCTAGCAACTCAGGGGCTGTTAACGGAGTGTTCACCCCTAAGCACTACCAAACAGCGGTACGTCAAAAAGATGTGTCTCGTAATAAAGGCTCGTTTGCCGCTGGGAAAGCAAAAGGTCAACAGATTGGTGATGCGGGTGTTGAGCTACTAGCACCAGATGCAGGGGCTACAATGCTTGGGCGTATGACTCTAGGCGCAGCGGGTGGTTATGGGGCTCTTCAGAACCCTGCAATTGCTGCTGCTTTAGTTGTTACAACTCCTGCTATTTACTCAAAGGCTGGCTTAAAGTTAATGGAAGCATTAGCGACTAAACGTCCGGATATTGCTCGTAGTGTAGGTAAAGTGTTATCAGCTAGAGCCCCTACAGAGGGGAGTATAACAGGGGCACAGATCATGGAAGAGTTTCAAAGACAATCAAATCAGTAAACTAAAAAGCCCCTAAGCATTTAAAGTGCTTAGGGGCTTTTTTTTGCCTAGTTATCTAACAATGACACATCTATCTCGTGGAACTCACCAAACAATATCTTAAAGAATGGGAGGCTAATAGCTAACCCCTCAAACCCTGTCATTATAGTTCTACGTGTGCCTTCCTCATCCTCTGAATCTACAATGTAACATGTTTCAGTAGCATTCTCAATATCAATACCAATACCTAACCTCATCTGTATAGAGAACTGCATGTTAATACCCATCCTTTGCATCTTCCCACTTCGTCTTGGCGATGATGTAATTCTTCACCAGACTACTACGGACAATATCGTCAATACCGAACTCTATCTCAGTGAACTCACCCATGTTACGCAAGATAGATAGGAAGTCTAACAACCCACTCTTATCATCACGCTTCTTCAAGTCCACCTGCCTATAGTCACCGCACAAGAAGAACTTGCTGGTGT